TCATTCGCTTCCGTAACACCACGCCAGACGCCCAGGTCCGCCATTCAGGCACCGCGTTTGTCAACCACCCAGATGCACTCAGACGTTGGAAATTCAAAATTCTCCAACACAAATTAAATGAAGATTACTTAGATGCATGGAGGAAAAGTGCTTAATATATACAAGTATTGGCTCCCTAATGAGGAGTATGTAGAACAGTATGCCGATAGGGCTACAGAGAAAACAGATGTTGAATTGTTTAATGAGATCGATGAGGAAGCTTACGATGAAGCCATTGATCTCTGGAATGAGGACTTTCCACAGTTCAAACACCTATCTAAACGACAATTCCTTGAACATATGTGGGTATGGACCGTATTGAACGATACACCGGACGGCTACAGGTGAGATTCCTAGGCTGTCCTATTTTAACTGAAGTATTACGGGGACGCCTAATCAGTATCCTACACTTTCCTATGTGTCTCTATGACACCCTATATGAACCCCAAAGATTACCATCATGAACCACAGAAACATACACAGAAAAACATATAAAGTTGTATTCTACGGAATGTTAGTGAATTATCCTCTAAACATACTTATAGTATGGTTATTATTAGACGTATTACATTTAAAGAATCCAATACTAATTGGTACATGTTCCTCATTTTTGTTTATGATAGCAGCTTATATAAGGGTTTTTATCATACTTTATAGAGATGAGCAGAAATTTTTGGAAAAAGATTGCTAAGTGGTTGATTTTATTACATATTTAGTTCAAAAAAAGTTGTACAAAGTATGTAGTTTTGTGGTATAATGTATACATTGATTAATAATAAACCAAAGGTGAATATATGAAATATGATACTTGTTATAATGTAAGAAGAAAAATGGAAAAGAAAACGACCAATTGGGTCCATGATAACTTTCATTGGATATGGAGTTGGTGTGTGGGTTTGATTGTACTATTTGGTACTGTCAATATTATTCAAATGATTATGGAGATCTTTTAATGAAGAGAGAGTACGTCATAAAAAGTAGAGTAGCTACATTGATTGTTTGGTCACTTATAGGAGGATACTTATGTTACGATATAATGTCATTTGGGACTTTATAAAAGCAGGGATATCGTTCGTGTTGGCGATGTTGTTATTGACAATTGTAGTGTGGAGTTTGGCTTGACACGAGAAGAGGCTATCGATATAGTGAACGAGTGGAAAAGTAATAAACACTCTACATATACACAAGATCTCGTTTGTAGTGTCATGTTAAAGTATAAAGGAGACGATATGAACGAGATTGTGGAACCTTATGAAGCATGGGTAAGTGCGGGTAGACCTATGGACAAAGTTCTTGTCGATAAGTGGTATAGTAAATTTACAGTCAAGGAAGGTACGCTTGAAGACTTTTTCGGTTGAGAAACTTTTTCCTTCTCACGTATTCAGTATGAAACTGGACTTGGACCTGGTGATCCGAGATGGCCGAAATCGTACAATAAGTAATGTCGGTGGTCTTCAGTTTGAACAGTCGTTCCCACAACTCAATAAAGAGGTCGAGGCATATATGCATTTGATTATGGGTTACCTCGGCGTACATATGTCGACCAGTAAAGTCGTAAACTCGTGGGTAAACATCAATCAAAGAGGACATTGGAACAAACCTCATATACACCCAGGTTCTTTCTACTCAGCAGTGTATTTTATTGCTGGTCATGAGGCTTGTGGGGATCTTGTGTTACTGAACGGACACAATAACATTGCAGGTGTGTCACCTTACGCACCTAAACTTCGAGCCGAACATCGTTTGAAACCATTACCTGGTATGCTTTACATGTTTCCAAGTGGCCAGAGTCACATGGTCGAACCGAACAATACAGATACGCCTCGGATCAGTGTTGCACTGAATATAGTAACAGAAAGTTCGATTGAACATCGGTTACCAGGTAATCATACACACAAAGAAACACACACTCAGTTCTACAAAGATGACATTTAACGACTACATAGGTATTCTTGATGACACCCTACCTGCCGTGGTGTGTGAGGATATGATCAAATGGTTCGAGTTACACAAGACTGGAGCAAAGCTTGAAAAGAATAACTCACGAGAGTTCTGGGGTATTTGCCGACCAAGTCAAGCAAAGGACTTTGAGAACATGGAGAAAGCTCTTCAGTATAATCTTCGGAAGGCATGGACAATTTACCTTGACAAATACACAGAAGCACCTAAGAATTGGGAACACTTTGATCTGAATTGGAAACTACATAAAGTGGTACCTGGACAGAGAGGCTTTAATGGATGGCATTACGAACACGGACCTCAGACATTTGCATTACCTAGGTATCTGGTGTGGATGATCTATCTCAACGATGTAGAGGACGGATATACAGAGTTTCTTTATCAGGATGTAGCAGTACAACCTAGACAAGGACGATGTGTGATATGGCCTGCAAGCTGGACACACCCGCATCGTGGAACAATAAATTCAACAAACAAATATATAGCAACAGGATGGTGGAAATATGGACCCTTTAAACACTCCAACACGTTTTAACGTATTAAAAGAGGTGACAGATTGGGAATATCCTAGTCATACATACGTAACGATAAATCGTAATCAGAAGTGTGTAGGATACTACAAAAATAATGTAGAACCTTACATTGAATTTAAGAAAGCCTTGCCGTTCAATACATCAAGGCGTAAGTTTGAATCAGATAAACAAAGAGAGGCGTTATGGAATGTAGATTCAGAGTAGAATATCCACGTCATGGATTTCAATCAAGTTATGTAAGTCTTCGTCAGGCTAGAAAAGAAGCCCAACTGAGTGGCTTTGACTATCAGATTTATGAGCTTCAAAAAAATATATGGAGACTTATAGAGGAGAGAATGAACCGAAAAGGATAAATATTACATTATGGCAGGTAAATTAACAGAACGACAAGAAAATGGATTTATCACACTAGTGAATAACTTAGGTGGTGGTAAACTTATATCTAAAGCTGGTGGTGATAATGTTGATAATGTCGTAGAAGCATTAAAATTTACCGGTAGAAGTGCTGCAGGTACAGAACCTTATACCGATGTAGTACTTACACTTAAAAATAAAAAGACATTAAATATCTCAATGAAAGGACCTACAGCTCCATCACTGGCTGGTGGTGGTCTTGCAGGTATGGAATTGGTTATACCAGGTATTGGTCGTAAGTTCATGGAAGCAGCTCTGGAACACCACAAGAAAACTTTGAAAAAAGGTGAAAAGGTACCTGATCTCTATGCAAAATTAAATAAAAAGGATAAATTACTTCTTGTTATTGGTAATACAAAGAATGGTGGACCTATAGACTATATGTACATAGGACCTATGGATGTAAAAGCTACAAAGTCTGGCAATAAAATTCAATTAAATGGTAAAATATTAGATGCAGAAAAATATGCAAAAGACAAAGACTTATATTTTAGGTTAAGGGCAAGGAGAGAAGATCAAACATTTGATCCAGATGCAACTGACAGTAAAGGAATACCTACAGTTTACGGACGTTCACCTAGTAGAGGCGATGCAAAAGGAAGAATTGTAATTACAGATAAAGTACCAAGTGAAAGAGATGTTATCACATTTTAAAGAATATATAACCGAACAGAAGAATACTCACATGACACACATTGAGGACTCTGTCCTATATGGTGGTGTAAAAGGTACAAGAGAAGCCATATTTGCTCTCATTGGTTTGAGAGATATGTTAGGTGGTAAAAAGAGTTCAGATGTTTCAGTCAAATGGGACGGTGCTCCTGCTATATTTGCAGGCATTGATCCAAATGACGGAAAATTCTTTGTGGCAAAGAAAGGAATCTTTAACAAAAGCCCAAAGATATATAAAACTAATGCAGATGTTGATGCGGATACATCAGGTGATTTATCTGATAAGCTCAAAGAAGCATTAAGACTACTACCAAGTCTTGGAATTAAAGGTGTCATACAAGGCGACTTCCTTTATTCAAAAAAAGACTTGAAGGTAGAAACAATTGGTGGTGAGAAATATTTAACATTTCATCCCAATACAATCGTGTATGCTGTACCAATGAATACACCGATGGCAAAAGACATTAAATCGTCATCAATAGGTATTGTTTGGCATACATCATACACAGGCAAATCGTTTGAAAGTATGAAAGCATCGTATGGTGTGAACGTATCTGCTCTAAAGAAAAATAAAGCAGTGTGGTCACAAGATGCAATGCTACGTGATTTGACCAAAGCTACATTAACTAAAAGTGAAACGGAGAATATTAATGAATATCTTTCAGAAATTGGTAAACTTTTTCAAGGGATCGCAGGAAGTACCCTCAAAGAACTTGAAGCCAAACCAGAGCTCGCAAAACTCATCGAGCAATTCAACAACACCTACGTCAGAAAAGGCCAAACCATCGGCAACCCGACAACGCACACGATCCAGCTCCTCAGGTGGATCCAAGCAAAATACCAAGGTGAAGCCCGACTCAGAAAAACCCAAGCGGGGAAGACGGCCCAGTACAAAAAGCTCCAAGAAATCATCAGCTTCTTCTCAACGAAAAACAAAAACAACTTAATAAGGATGTTTGAGCTACAAAGGCTCATCACTCTATGTAAGTTAAGACTTATTTCAAAGCTGAATGAATTAAATAAAACAAAAACATTTGTTCGCACACCTAAAGGATACAAGGTAACAGGAGCCGAAGGCTTTGTTGCAATTGATAAATTAGGAAGTAATGCTTTAAAAATAGTTGATAGATTGGAATTTTCGTATAACAACTTTTCACCTAATGTATTGAAAGGTTGGCAAAAGGTATAAATGCAACTCACAAAATTTGGTATGTACATCCCTGATTGGGATATTGATAGAGCACACGAAATGTGGAATGTTGACACATATCAGGATGGACTTATTACTGATATAATGGAAAATATTCCTACTTCGAGTAGGAGAGTTGCACTTGATTTAGGTTCCAATGTTGGATACACAGCAATAAAACTTGCAGGATATTTTGATCAAGTATTTGCATTTGAGCCTTGTCCAGAAGTATATGAGTGTCTAGAAACAAATACGAAACCTTACTCTGATATTGTATGTCATAACGTTGCGATATGGAATACTACAGGTAGGGTAAAAATGAGAATGGGTAATGTATCTGGACACAGTCATATATCTCAGATAAAACAAGAACGTTATGTACCAGGTAGAGATAGACTTGTAAATATAACAACATTAAACAAGTATAAGTTTGATTGTATTGATTTTATCAAGATGGATATTCAGGGAGCAGAGTATGATGTTATTAAGTATCATAAGGATCTTTTAAATAAACATAAACCTACTCTTGTAATTGAGGATATGAATAATATTGAAAATGTTAAGACATTTTTGTTAAACATAGGATACATATTGTGTTATAGGAGAAGAAAAGATTATATTTTTTTACATCATCAGAAAGTAATTAAAACTTTTGAATTACTTCCTTTACATTGGCGACATAAAGATGTATAAATAAAACCAGGTGGTGAAAGATATTAGTGACTAACACTTATCTTATTTGATTTGTAATACATTGGACTAAACCTTAGGAGAAAACATGTTAGGATTTAAAGAATTTAATCCAACCGAGTATCGCCCAGGAGAGGACGATCAGGTTAATCATAATGCTATAAAAAGAAAGAAACAGGACGAAGCATTATCATTTGCCCAACGAAGAGCCAGATCCAGGCTTATGAAACGTATTCAAGCTAAAGTAAAGCGCGGCCGAATGAAGGCCAAAATGCGGACAGCGGCTCCAGCAGTACTCAAAAAGAGAGCTGCAAAACAAGCTCGTAATCTCATCTTCAGAAAACTTTCAAAAGGTAAATCCAGATCAGAATTAGCACCTGCAAGAAGAGCAGAAATTGAGAAACGACTAGATAAAATGAAAGGTCGTATTCAAAAGATTGCTCTTCG